TGAAAGAAATCTTTGATGGGGAGGGAGACGACAAACGTGGAGTCTGTCTTCTTATGGAAGAACCATATGTATTGAATCTTGAAGGTGGTAATCCTCAATACCTTACTGAAGAGTATGGTATGGAATATCAAATCAAATTTAGTAAGTGGAATCCTTATTCTTCAGACTGGCAATTCAAGATGCCTTATGATTGCATCATGACAATCAGCAATCCCGAACCAGGTCTACAAGAAGCATATGAAAATAAAATCACAGAAAAACGAGCAAAGCAAAATGACGGAACAGACACAGGAAGCACCACAACTGAGGACGAATCATAATATTCGTTTAGTTATTCTAGATACTAAAGAAACAATTCTTTGTCTCTTTGGTGAAGTCCAAGACGATACAAAAAATATTGTTGGATATAGAATGATGTATCCATTTTCACTTTCTCTTGGGGATCCAAATGATGATGGAACAATTCCTATCTCGTATACACGGTGGTGTCCTTACACACCAGTTCAAGAGTTTAAGTTAACTGGAGATCATATCATTAGTGTTACTTACCCCGATGATAACATTCTTACTAACTATACTGCTGAATTAGCGCAGTATGGTATTACCGACAAAGAATTATTTTTTACTGAGGATACTAATGGAGATAACAGCGAACCTGATCAAGCTACAGAATGAGTGGATCATCGCTCAGGTAGAACCTGCTGAGGGGGACAGTATACCAGGTGACCCTGATGTGTGGATGATCGAACCCTATGTGGTAGACTGTGAAGGTCAGATAAATCAATGGGCTCCTCATGCTGCTGAACGTGAATTCAACGTTAGGTCTTCTGACCTGACTGTTGTGACTAATCCAAGCAAGTCTTTACTTGCTCGTTATATCGAATCTCTTGAATGAAGTTTTACACTAGTGTTGAGCAAGCAGGCAATCGTCTGCTTGTCCGTGGTTATGAGAATGGCAATCGCTACAGCGTGAGGGTTCCTTTCAACCCCACGATGTATTTGCCTAGTAAGAATTATTCTGAGTGGAAAACACTAGAAGGTGATTGTGTAGAACCACATAAGTTTGGTTCTATCAATGATGCTCGTGAGTTCATCAAACAATATAAAGAGGTAGATGACTTTGACATCTATGGAAACTCTCGTTTCCTGTATCAGTATATTGCGGAGCAGCATCCTGAAGAGGAACTGAAGTTTGACAGCACCAAGATCCGTGTCTTTACAATTGACATCGAGACTGCTGCTGAGAACGGGTTCCCTAACATCGAGACGGCGGACCAAGAGATCCTTGCTATCAGTATCAAGGACTCCTTCACAGGTCGTATAACGGTCTTTGGTGCCCGTCCTTTTAACAACCAGGACAACATGGTTGACTACATGCACTTCAGGTCTGAGGAGACTATGATGGGTGCCTTCCTACAGTATTGGCAGGAGAACTATCCTGATGTAGTTACAGGGTGGAACTGTCAACTGTTCGATATGCCATACATCCATAATCGTATCAATCGTATTATGGGTGAGAAATTTGTGAAGTTGTTGTCGCCTTGGAAACTTGTGTCGCAACGTGAGATCTTCATCAAAGGTCGTAAGAACTTCTCTATCGATATGCTTGGCATCTCGCAACTCGATTACCTTGAGTTGTATAAGAAGTTTACTTACACCAACCAAGAATCATATCGTCTAGACCATATTGCTTTTGTTGAACTTGGATCTAAGAAACTAGATCACTCAGAGTTTGACACATTCAAGGAGTTCTATGAAGGAGACTGGCAGAAATTTATTGAATATAATATTCATGACGTTCGTCTGGTGGATCAACTAGATGATAAGATGAAGTTGGTTGAACTCGCATACACCATGGCATATGATGCTAAGGTAAACTATGAGGACGTGTTCTCACAAGTTCGTATGTGGGACAACTACATCTATTGTGAACTGCTTAGGCGTAAGATTGCTATTCCTCCTAAGAAGGAAAGCGCAACTAAAACTGAGAAGTATGCGGGAGCATATGTTAAGGAACCGAAACCTGGATTCTATGATTGGGTTGTGTCTTTTGACCTCAACTCTCTGTATCCTCACCTTATCATGCAGTACAACATCTCACCCGAGACACTACTCGACAAGAGACATTCAACAGTTACAGTTGATAAGATCCTTGAAGGCGAAGTAGAGATTGATGGTGAGTATGCTGTGTGTGCTAATGGAGCTCAGTATCGTAAAGATAAGCACGGGTTCCTGCCACAAATGATGAAGAAGATGTATGACAGTCGTGTTATATTCAAGAAGAGAATGATCAAGGCAAAGCAACAGTATGAGAAGACTCCTACTGTTGAACTCATGAAAGAGATCGCCCGTTGCAATAACATCCAGATGGCAAAGAAGATCTCTTTGAACTCTGCTTATGGTGCTATCGGCAACGAACACTTTAGATACTATCGTCTTGCTAATGCTGAGGCGATCACTCTATCCGGTCAGGTTTCCATCAGATGGATTGAAGACAAAATGAATAGGTATCTAAATACTCTTTTGCAAACGGAGAAGGTGGATTATGTCATTGCATCTGACACTGACTCAATCTATCTTAATCTTGGACCTCTTGTTGATAAATTTTTTGGTGCTAAGTCTGGCGACAAAGCAGCAATTGTTTCCATACTTGACAAGATCTGTGAAGACAAGTTGGAACCATTCATCGAATCCTCTTATCAGGAACTTGCGGATTACGTTGCGGCGTATGATCAAAAGATGAGTATGAAGCGTGAGAACATCGCTGATCGTGGTATCTGGACTGCGAAGAAGCGTTACATTCTAAACGTATGGGACAGTGAAGGCGTTAGATATAAAGAACCAAAGATGAAAATCATGGGTCTGGAGACTGCTCGTTCTTCTACTCCAGCTTATTTTAGGGATAAATTGTATGCAGCGTTTAAGATTATTATCGGCAAAACAAATGATGAACTTATCGATTTCATCAATGTTGTCCGAGCAGAGACCAGACTGCGACCTTACGAAGAAGTTGCCTTCCCACGAGGCGTCAACAACCTGGCAAAATATCGCCACCCGACTGAGATTTACCAGAAAGGAACACCCATTGCGGTAAGAGGTGCTCTGCTCTATAACTATTATGTCAAAAAGCATAAGGTAGAGAACAAGCATCCTCTCATTCAAGAAGGTGAGAAGATCAAGTTCATGTATCTCAAGACACCCAACCCTCTCCATGAGAACGTGGTTAGTTTCTTTGGTGAGTTGCCTAAGGAATTTGGTATCGAAAAGTATGTGGACTACCAGACACAATTTGAAAAGTCTTTTCTCGAACCACTGAAAAACGTGCTATACTGTGTCGGTTGGCAGCACGAGAAAACCATTACCATTACGAGTTTCTTTGGATGAGTAAGAGAATCTTTGTTGTGACATGGACTAACCATCTTGTCGGTCAAGTAGGATCAGAGGACATCAAGTGCTTTGGGGACTACCAAACTGCTATTGGGTTTTCTAAACTCATGAAGCAGAAATATAATTATGTAAACTTTTACGAGGAGAATGTAAATCAATGGGATTCCTAGACACAGTAATTAAGGATAGTGGCAATGAGTTTGCTAGTCGTGTTAGCGAAGGGGTTGCTGCTGGCGACATTACATCTTACGTTGATACTGGGTCTTACATCTTTAATGCCCTGGTTAGTGGTTCTTTGTTTGGAGGTTTACCCGCCAATAAAGTTACTGCCTTGGCAGGAGAATCAAGCACTGGTAAGACTTTTTTTGCTCTCAGCGTCGTTAGTAATTTCCTTGCTGCTAATCCTACGGGTGGAGTCATTTATTTTGAGTCTGAATCTGCTATCTCGCGTGATATGATTGAGGTTCGTGGCATTGACAGTTCACGTATGATCATCATGCCTGTCGCTACGATTGAAGAGTTCAGGACACAAGCTTGTCGTATCCTAGACAAGTATATTTTGGAACCTAAAGACGAGAGGGTTCCTATGTTATTTGTGTTAGACTCTCTTGGTATGCTGTCAACATCTAAGGAGATGGAAGACGTTGCTAATGACAAGCAGGTCAGAGACATGACTAAGAGTCAGTTAATCAAGGGTGCCTTTCGTGTGCTTACCCTCAAACTAGGACAGGCATCTGTTCCTATGATTGT